CAGAAGGACTAGTAGTACCAATGCCTACTCTGCTGTTAGCAATATCAATGTAAGCTGTATCTGTAGCGGTAGCAACTCCACTTGAATTTCCAGCCCAGATGTTACCAGTAGCGATGTTCGGGACGTCGTTAGCCCTCCCAGCCCCCATAACAATACCAGAAATCTTATTACCACCAGTATTTACCTTGATGATAATACCAAGGTTCTGGATAGCGTTGCTAGCACCAGTAGGCTTTGATGTCACCCACCCACCAGCAGCACCTAGATACACTGTCTGACCTTCCGTGTAGATAGAAGCGTCAAAGACATCTACGTTATTGATAAACCCAAGGGCGATACCAAGCCCCTCTTCATCGTCATTGAGATCTTCGTTAAGTACGAAGTGAGCAGGATAGTTTGTAGCAGCATCCGCTGCAATAACTTCAGCTAGGTTACCTACACTACCAGTAACGTGTACTGGAGTCCCCTTATAAAGAATGCCACCAGATACGTTCTTTACATTTTCTGCAATAGTCTGTGGGTGAGCAAAAGACACAGTGCCAGCACCGTCTGTAGTAAGCACTGTCCCTTCATCTCCATCAGCAGCAGGGAGCGTATATGCACTCCACTTCGTATCGTAGTCAACAGCGCTGTTCTTCTGTATAAACTGGTTTTCTGATCCACCAGCAATCAGCCCCTCCCCGTCGGCACCAGCTGGACCAGTTGCACCAGTTGCACCAGTATCACCCTTAGGCCCCTGAAGACCAGCAGTAACTTCTACGACGCTTACTTCTGGAGATGATACCTGTATAGCAGGGGTGGTCTCCACAGAGACTTTGACAACTCCTGGACCGCTGTTTACAACCTTTACTGACATTAGGCTCCTATATCGTCGTTAACTTTAAACGTGCCGTACAAAAGGGTTTTAATATCTCCAGCACCAAACCTGACGCCAGTGGTATCTGTAACCTGAAGGTCGTACACATAGAGCCCAGGCGTTAAACCTCCAATCTCTGTGTTGGAAGATGTAATCTTGAGCTTAGAATTAGCGGCTTCGCCAGCGGAGCTGTCATAGGTTATCGAGACAGTTTCGGGGGCAACCGAATCGGAAGTAGCAATCTTCATCTCAAAGGTGCCATCCACGCCATGCTCTGGCATAGCCACTCCAAACTCCAAGTTAAGCTCGAACGAATCACCCCTCTTGCAGATGACGTCAAGTCTATTCGATATATCTACGCTTACTGTAGCCATTATTCGTTGATGATGTTGTTTACGATTTGCTTAAATCCACTACCACTATTTTTCTCTGGTAACTCCCCACGTTGTCCGCGACGCTGAGAGATAAGCTTGCTCTGTTCAACAGCTTGCTTTTCAACTCTATCGTCCTTACGATCTTCCTTCAGAATTTCAAGCTTCTCTTTAAAGTCTTGCTCTTCAGTTCTAAATCCAAGCGTAGCCTGAGCTCTGATGATTTCAATCTCTTTACGCATCTGATGCTTTACAGCCTCCATCTCCATTTCAAGCTGTGCTTTGAGCTGCAACTCTTGTGCCTTCAACTGAGCCTCCATCTGCATCTCTTGTTGCTTAGCTTGAGAAGTAGTAATGGCTGACTGCTGCTGAATTTGAGCTTGAACCATAGAGTTCTGCTGAGCCATCTGTTGATTGCGTGCGATACGCTTGCTACGTCTCACCACAAGCAAACGCTCAGCTTGGTTGATGTCTTTGAGCTGACGAATAGCGATAGCATCTTCGATGTCTAGTTCCTTCTGAGCAAGAGCCACTTGGATATTTTGTTCCAAGTACTGCTTCTCCACATCCTCCATCTCTTTCACCACCTGCACTCCGAAGTTGTACATAGGAAGGTTCTCAAAAGAAGTCAAGACCTTGATGTTGGCATCCCCAACAGCATTCGCGTAAGCCTTGTACACGACGCTACCTCTAGGAAGTACCTGAAGACACTTGACGATGTCAGAGCAAACCTTCTTGAACAAGATCATAGAAGCGTAAGTCATATCGTAGATGGCGTTGTTGCCAGCCGCGATAGCTTGTTGTCTCACACCAACCAGAGCATCACCTTTAGGCGTGCTCGCGTCCATGACTTCATTGATACCTGTCGTGTCGCGAATCATACGCAAGTAGTGGTTGTACAAACCAATGAACTCGTTGATGTTGCGAACAGAGTTTCCGATTTCTCTAATAGGTGGGTTTTGGAATCCACCCTCTGGGTTCTTGCTTCTGTAGTAGAAGACACCCGTTTGCTCGTAGATGTCGTGCAACTCCAATGGCTGCAACTCACCACCCTTACCGAGCTGTACGTTCTCCAACCCCTCGATGTCGATGATGATCCCGTCAGGCTTAGCCTTAGCAACAGCCTGCTGAATCTTAAGGTGTGTAAGCTGAAGCTGGTCTGCAAACCCGATGCAGCTGTTCACCATAGACTTAGGGATCATATCCTCGATGTTCGTAGCGACAGCTGAATAGGACAGCGTCACACGAGACAAGTCGTGAATGTTCTTTGGGAGGTTGGTCTTCTGGCCGTAGTTAAAGAGCTTATCCGTACCCAACACGTAACAACCACCGTACACAGTGGCGTTCTCCATCTTCTTTACATCTCTCTTAAAGACTGAGTTCTCTGGAGCCTTGTAGTTGTCGCCTTTAAAGTAGAACCCCATATTCCCGTAGCGGCTCTCTTTCTCTTCAAAGTACATACAGTCTACAGCCATAAACTCAAAGTCAAGGACTTCGATGACGAACTCGTCATAACCAAAAGAAGGACGGTTGGTACGAGCGTCGATGCTGAAGCTGTTCATCCCAGCTGAGTCGTACCCATATTTCTTCTGAGCCTGACGTGCAATCTCTTGCATGTCTTCTTCCGTGAATTGATCGCCAGCCAGACGTCTAAGCTCATGGATAGGCATACGACGCACATGGCCTGCATAAACCATATCACTAAACCCTGGGTCTTTTACATCCGAGTGGATGAAGTCGATAGGGTCAACATAGTTCGTGACGATACCGTAGTTAGGATCGTTCTCTCTTTTCACCACCCCCATACCGAGCGTAACGATGTCGTTCACACATCTGCGGTATACAGAGTCGTTAAAGTCGTTCCACTTAAGCGTAAGGTTGGTAGCGATCTGTGCAGCGATCTCAGAAGAAGACTTAATGTTATTCCCCATAAAGATCTCCGCTTCTTCAAGCGTATCTGGTAGCTTCTCTACATCTGCCACGTCCACCCCAGTCTTTTCTTTGATGGCTAGCAGCTGTTGCTTTGCTCTGATGAGAGCTTCAGTTTTCTGTCTTTCTCTATCCTTTTCAGAAGAAGAGAGTGGATCGACAGCCTCTAGGTTTGGGTAGGGCTCTCTAGAAAGAATCTTGTTCACGACGATGCGAACAAACTTCGGAAGGATAGGAACTGGAGTAAAGTCCAGGTTCAAGAAACTTCCGTCTCCATTGTTAGGGTCAAGACTCGTAAGCAACTGTCGGTAGATGCTCGTATCCTGATTACCCTGAGCATACGCTCGGTTCTTGATAAAAGTGTCTCTGCGACGCTTCATCAGGGAGCTACCTTGCGTCCCCGCAGACCATTGATTTTGAATGGCCTTAGCGTACTTCAGCCCGTAATCTTTAGTCTCTTTCTCAGATTGAGGCGCTAAAGGATCAGGGAAACCGCTTTTACTCTTCTTGTTATTATTCCCATACATTAGCGCAAATATACTAAACTTAGCGGTGCCACTCTTTCAACTTGTTTCGTCTAAAGAACTGCTTCTCAGTGAAGTCCGCTTGAGGCTTTTCTTTCTTTACTTTTTGTGCAGCTAAGAGTGCCAACCCAGAACTAATTGTAAGGTCAAACTTAGTACGGTCTGTGATCTTATACCCGATCCAATCCTCCAGTGTGCGATTGAAATACATCTGCCCCATCTCTCCAGTCTGAGCGTCCTCACCAACGTGATTGTGGATGTACGCCTCGATAGCTTGGGCGTGAGACTGGATGACGTCTTGCGAGTTCGAAGGGATACCTTTGGTCTTCACGTTAACCTTAGAGCTACCAGAAGACAGGTGGTCTGGTCTATCCATTAAGTAACCGTCGTAACCTCTTGACTCAAAGTACCTTACGATACCGTACTTGTTGTTCTCCACGAGGAGTGGGTACCCGTAGTAGAAAGCACACATCAAAACATCCTCGTAGAAGATGCTTGCAAGGTCAGGACGAGAGGCGTATTCTATTACAAAACAGTTACTTACACCCTCCATGTTAAACTTATTGTAGAGGTGCATAGCGCCCTTAGAGCCCCTGCCATCCACTGTAGCGTCGAGGTCGTAGGAGTCAACACCTCCAACACCCATATGTGCATTCCCAGGCTTCCTCTTCCCGTACTCTTCGATGTGCTTGTTCCTAGATTCTGGTGACGGCTGCCACGCCATACGGAACCTGCCGTTAGCATCTGGGGAGAAGATAACTTCTTTATCTTTCTCCTTCCACATAAAGTTGCCACGAACAACGGGATTGGGGAACAGATTGTTGTTATAATCTATCTGCTGGTAGATCTTTCCGATGTTGAACAGGCTACCATCGATGCTATCTCTGAATGCCTCTTCTTCGGTAAACGGAAACTGACGCACCACTTCGTTCAGCTCAGAAGCGTCATGCTTGAGGCTGTCTCTTTCATTCCTTAGGTAAGTCTTAGATCCGATTTCGATAAGCTCACCGTCCACACCCATAACAGGTTTCTCTGGGTCTTCGTCAACGGCGTTACCGTACTTGTCGAAGAATCCTTCCAAAGCGTGAAATGCTGGAATGAAAATCCTATATAGTCCGCTTTTTGTCCTTCCGTTAGCGTTACGTTCGTTAGGATCGCTATCCTCCCACAGGGCTTTGTACTCCTCCCCGCCTTTGTTCATGGGGTTTACAGTGCTACCAAGAAGCGCCTTACCGATAATCTTCCTACCAACAATTAAGCATGTACGTTCTATTCTCCATGCCTCACGAATATCAACTGGCTTCTCCCACTTTCCGCAATTCATACTCACAGTATAATCCTCTAAGATTAACCTTCTTTCTGAATCAGATTCTGTTTCAAGCTGAATGCCAACATAACGGCCAACATCAATAGGTATTATATCCATCTTACCCCTTCTGCTCTTATAGTTTAGTCTAGATTCGGATTTCTTTCTAGCCAATCTACATGGGATAGATTCATCACCAGTAATTCTAACCAAATAAGCTTTGGTTTCAAAATTTGTAGTTTTCTCCTTTACTTCAGACACATCAAGACCACAAGACTTGGCAAGGTGGTATATTTGAAAAACTAATTCCTTACGAGACATGGCGATGGAATATGTATTCTTCGCGCTCAAATGCCCATCGGTATCGATTATTCCAGCCAAAAGCTCAAGTCTTTGAGTCAGAGAGGCGTTCATATAAGATGACGGGATATGCTTATTCTTGACTAAATTTAGTTTTGAAAGCTTAGATTTCATACCTGGGATGTAAAGCCTGTAAGCCTTATGACTGTTTTTTACCAAGTGAACAGAAGGGTTGGTACCAAGAGATCTGGAGTATGATTCAATTTCTGATATCAGCTCTTGATCGTTATCACACACAATAAAGCTGCTACCTTCAGAAAATCCATCACCAAGCCAGGCCCCAAGAATATAAGGGGGGACATCAAGAATTTTTTCTTGATTAGACATGGCAG